GTAACGGAGAGTAATTCATGAGTACTGTAATTCCAATCTACCCGTTCGACCCGGATGGTGATGCGGTCACGAACTTGGTGCACGAGCAACAGCCGCTGGAGTCCAATGGAGTCTTTGACAACTTCTACCTGATTCCACGTGCCGCACCGTTCTACGCAGGAAGCGTGAAGCTGGTTCTGTATCCAGGCGCCATCCCGCTGATTGAAGGTAAGCACTACAACTTCGGTCACCACTTCAAGGATGCTTCGCATACCATTGGGCAGGCGATTTACGGCTCTATCACGTTCTACGACCGTGACATGAAGGGCATCGTCGACATGGCCTACCAGAGTCTTGGTGGAGCATGGACTCTTGACGAGGCTACTATTCTTGAGATTCTCGAGAACGAAGTCCGTAACCCGCGCATCACGTCGTGGGAAACCATCGTCGAGTTGCCGTTCCAATTCCCGGTCGTCAACCACAAGTTCGACATTGAAGACTTCGTCGGCATGTCGGATGTGACTGATGAGTTGTCCGGTATTCGTCAAGCCTTGGAAGACAAGGGTGGCGGTGCGATCGACGAGCACATCAAGAACAAGGCGAACCCGCACGAAGTGACCAAGACGCAAGTCGGTCTGGGTCTGGTGGACAACTTCCCGACAGCCTCTGTCGCTGAAGCCCAAGCGGCAACGCTCAACACCCGCTTTATGACGCCACTGCGTACCCGTCAAGCAATCGAGGCTGTAGCCTTGACCGCCCTGACTGCGCACACTGACGATCTGAACAACCCTCACCAAACCACCAAGGCTCACGTTGGCCTCGGTCTCGTGCAGAACTACCAGCTGGCCTCTCAGGCAGAAGCTGAAGCTGCATCGAGCAACGCCCGTTACATGACTCCTCTGCGAGTGCGTGAAGCGGTAGACGCTCTGGTAGGGGTAGCGTTCACGGCTCACGTCGGTAACCTGAACAACCCGCACCAAGTGAACAAAGGTCACGTCGGTTTGGGCTCTGTCCAGAACTACGGTGTTGCGGCTCCAACTGATGCGACTACCGGTACGTCCAACGTACTGTACATGACGCCTCTGCAAACCCGTAACGCGATCGCTGCGTTCTCCGGTAACAAGATTGACGCTCACGTCTCTGACTTCAACAACCCACACGCGACTTCCAAGACGCACGTAGGTTTGGGGTTGGTGCAGAACTTCGGTATTGCTACTGAAGCCGAAGCCCGTGATGCGACGTTGGCCACCAAGTACATGACGCCATTGGGTGTCCGTCAGGCGATCAACGAACTGGTCGGCGATGCTGCGATTGGTGAGCACGTTACCAACTTCAATAACCCTCACCATGTGACGGCTGCTCAGGTTGGTGCTCCGACGATTGCCGAGATGACTCAGGCTCTGTTGGGCAAGTTGGACCAAAACGCTACGGCGTCTAACTCCAGCGCTGTCTACGGTTTGACTCAACCACAGTTGCAAACGTGGATCGCTGGTCTGACTGCGTCGAACTCTGCCAAGTTGGAGGACAAGACGCTGAACGAAGTCATTGCTCAGGCTCTGACGGGCAAAGCGGCTGACTCGTTCCTGTTGGACGGTCGTACTTACAGTCAGATCAAGACTGAGATCAACGCCGGCATTGAAGGCAGTTCGATCCAGTACGTCATCCCTGAAGTGCCGTTGGTTCTCGACGGTGCGAACGGTGAAGTCGCACCTCCGGCAAACTGGCTGATGTTCGGTACGTTCCAAGCGCCAATCGAATCCTCGATCTGCGACATCACGTTGCACTTGACCGGGGGTCGGAACGACGAAAGTCTCACCGACGAGTTGCAGTCCGACTGCATCTTGAACCTCTCGGCGACGACCGAGTTCCCACCGGGTGGCGTGCTGGCAGTAGGCGTCAAGATTGCTCAGGTCACGCATCTGAACAAAGTGGCCAGCCCAATCACGTTGGCTTACCGTCCTGTGGGCAGTGGGGCTACCGCGGCAGTGGAGCTGTGGATTCGTTCGGCAAGCACTCGTACCGAAGTGGTCGTTACTGAATTGTCGTACAAGCGCTTCCAATTGGCTGACATGACAGTGCCGACCAAGTTGACCGATCTGATCACTGTGAAACCGGCTGGTCTGGTTGACTGCACAGTGGTAACGGATGGTACGGTTGAGGCAGCGGCAACTAACGCGGCATTGGCAGCTTTCATTGCCCGTCGTGATAACCCGCATGCAGTAACCAAAACACAGGTTGCTTTGGGTAACGTTCAGAACTATCCGGTGGCGACTCCAGCCGAAGGTTTGGCCGGTACCTCGAACTCGACGTACGTCACGCCGAAGTTGGTACAGGCTTCCATCGATCAGAACACTGACGCAATCCTCACTGCGGTGACGAGCACGTTGGATTCCCTGATCCTGGACTTCGCTTAATAGTGAGGGACTCACTGCATGTAACAGTGCAGTGAGTCTTTGTTTTTGACAGCTCAACCGACGATGGAGTCGTACAATGAGTACCCGACCTTTAATTGCTAAGTACCCGTTGGACAAGACGGGTACCTCGCCGACGAACAAAGTCATCGGCGAGGTCCGTGAACTCAACGGTTCGCGTGATCGTGCTTTCGTTCCATTCGGTGGGCCGTTCTACACCGAAAGCTTTAAGATCATCAACAACGACACTGGCCTTCCGCTGGTCCCGGTTGATGACTACATCCTGTGCCAACCGTTCCAACAAGCCTCGCTGCGTACCGGTAAAGATGTTCAGTGTGTGGTCTGGATTAAGTTGCCAGCACCCATCACTGTCCGTTACGAGTATCAGGTAGTCGGCGGTGAGTACAGCTGGAACATCGAAGCCTTGGTGCAGATGATCAACGAGATCGATCTCGATGGCCGTCCTGTACAATGGGGTTCGATCATTGGTAAGCCTACCGCTTATCCACCGGCTCCTCACATCCACGACATCGGCGACAGCTACGGCTGGGAATACGTGGTCTTCCAACTGGAGGGCATCCGTAATGCGATCCTCGTAGGTGACGAAGCGTCTCACGACGAACTCCGTGACCAGATGAAAGCAATCCGTGATGAACTGGAGTTGCTGATCGCTGCGGTCGATGACAAGGTCGATCTGCACATCGCGGACTACGAGAACCCGCACCGGACAACCAAAGCGCAAGTCGGTTTGGGTAACGTGCAGGACTTCCCGATTGCGTCTGCCTCGGAAGCATTGGCAGGTACAGCGACCAACCGTTACATGACACCGCAACTGACCACCACGTTGATCAACCGTTTGATCGATGAACAACTGGGTGCTCACATCGCCGATAAGAACAACCCACACAACGTGACGAAAGCTCAGGTTGGTTTGGGTTCGGTCTTGAACTACGGCGTAGCCTCCACAGCCGAAGCGCAAGCCGGTGCTGTCAACGACAAGTACATGACTCCTGCGCTGACCAAGTCTGCGATCATGTTCATCGTGGGCGATGCGTTCAACACTCACGTGGCGAACACCAACAACCCGCACGGCACCACTGCTACTCAAGTGGGCTTGGGTCTGGTTCAGAACTACGGCGTGGCTACTACTGCTGAAGCACTGGCAGGCACGGCTACCAACAAGTACATGACCCCGCAGTTGACGCTCGCGGCTATCAAGGCAACCGCTTCGGATGCTCTGGTCGCTCACATTGCTGACAAGGGTAACCCGCACAACACTACCGCGGCACAGGTGGGTCTGGGTAACCTCCCGAACGCCATCACCCGCAGTCGTGCTACCAACAGCGACGTAGCTTTGCTGACCGCCGGCGGTATGTTCGATCACGTGAACTCCGGTGACCACGATGCACGTTACACCCCTCGCAATACGGTGGGGTTCGACGGTTCGACCACCTCTTCAAACGGTCGTCTGTATATGGCCCTCAGTGGCGCGTGGCGTCAAATCTGGCCTTCTACCTGGGCTGCGTAATACGTCCTCATTTTATAGTTAAGTCTATAGTGAGGAGCAACCCATGTTAGAGAAGCTGCGACACAATCCCTTCGAAGGCATCACTGCTGACCTGTTGGACGTCGACACGCTACTTGCCAGCGAATACCCGTACAGTCAAGGCTTAGTCAAGATTGTACGGGACGGCGGGTCGTACGAAGCGTTCAGCCCGATGGATGTCTTGGAACACCACGACAAGCCTATCAAGGTTGAAGGGTGTGAGCGGTTGAACCTTGAGTTGTACTTGGCATGTGACAGACTGACCCGATCTTACCGTCGGTTTGGGCCTGTCACATGCCATTTGTTTAAGTCCCCTAAGGACTCCATCAGCTTCCCCCTGCATGAAGACCTCGACGATGTCGTGGTGCACATGGTCAAAGGGAGAAAGATCTTCGAATCACCTTCAGGCGACCTAGAGTTGTGTGAGGGCGAATCAATATTTATCCCACGTGGTGTCAAGCATCGCGCCGTCAACGTCGAAGAGTCGTTGATGCTCAGCTTTGGTCTTGAACGGTTCATAGTCGAGAAACTCTAATGCAGCAGAAGACGATCTACGTTAAGACAACAGGTACGTGCAACCTCAACTGCTCCCATTGCTTCACCAACGGTAAGTCTGGCGACAAGACTCAGTTCTGCCCAGATACCGTGGGGGACTGGGTGACTGACTTTATGTCACGTTACCCGGATGATACGCACTACCACATGGAACTCCATGGTGGCGAGCCTTTCTTGGTACCCCTCGCTAAGTTGCAACAATTCGCTGATCGTTTTCACAAACATGAGAATGTCTCGATCTGCGCAAACAGTAACCTGACGTTTAAAATGACAGATGAGCATATCCAGTTCATCAAAACTTATTTTGACAGTTATATAGGCACTAGCTGGGACCATTGGATTCGATGGTCTAACCAGAAGCAGGTTGATCTGTGGCGTAGCAACTTAGCCTTGCTGCGCAGTCACGGTATTGGCATCAGTCTGAAAGTGTCCGTAAGCCGTCCCTTGCTTGAGATGTCTCCTGACTGGCTCATTGACCAGCTTGAGAGTTTCGACGTGCAGGACGTCTCTCTGGAACGCTTGACGATGGATGGCAGTGCGAGTGAGAACCTCGACATCTTCCCGGATAACGAGAAGCAGGACAACTGGTACCTAGCCCTGTATCAGCGTTACAAAGAGCGCAACCCTAAGGTCCGTATCAAGACACTCGACATCATCGAGACGAAGCTCCAGAACAACATGGTGAAGGTTGATACCAACTGCCGGAATTGTGAACAGAACCTCGTCACTATCAACTCTAACGGTACACTCTCCGGATGCCCGAATACCGCCACTCAGAAACACCACGCCAAGTTGGAAGACGGTGTGGATGTGTTTCTAAGGTCGGACGGTCGGGTAGAAGAAATCGCCAAGGAACTCACTTGGGGGGAGACGTGCCTTACGTGCGATGTCTACGATCTGTGCGGCGGAGATTGTCATCGTCTCCCATGGCAAGGTACTCGATGCGGTGGTTTGAAGAACACCCTTCGGTTCCTGTCTGGTCGCAGCACACAGACCAATTTGATCTTCAAGGGGTAACACATGGCTTACGCTGATCTTACACGGGAACGGGCAGCTGGGATTGTCAGCTATTTGATGCGTGGTCATACTGGGGGCGGCATCAGTTGGTACCCAGGTGTCTATCCAGCAAACTCCAACCCAGGCTGGTTCTCTGGCGGCCCATTGGGCCAATACGTTGACATGGCATGGCCGGGTGTGCCGGGTGGCGAACCGTCGGCTTCTGACTTCGCTGCACGCATGCGCGCTTACGCCAACGTCTTCGGCGGCATCCGCATGACCCGCATCGTGATCTACTACAGCACTGATGCTGGGCTGACTGTTCAGTACGACGGCACTGCGGTAGCCAGTACTATCTACGGGGTGGGTGACTACGGTTCTCAAGTCCCGTTGCCTGGGATCTCTCTCGGCAGTGACATGACCGAAGCGAACATCCAGGCGTGCACGTACAACATGATGAACTATTACACGGCGTACTGCCGCAACCAAACCCAAACACTCACCAACACCGTTTGCCACACGAGCTGTCACACCAGTTGCCACTCGTCTCGTGGACGGCGTTAAAGGAGACTCAACCATGACGTGTCATTCCAGCAGTAACCGTCGCTTCCCAAACCACCGTGCTCTGCCCACTCCCCAAACCAAAGCAGAACGTGCAGCAGGGCCTACCAGTCCGCAAGCACTTGAACTGCGTAAACCGATGCCGGTAGCTGAACCATCCGTTCCTCAGGAACGTGTGGAGACCACCGCACCGATTGGGATGGCTGTGTTAAGGCGCAAGTTCACGGAGAACATCAAGTTCGTCCTGGACTACGATGAGGGCAAGTACAAAGGCAAGGTCTTCATGACCTACCTGAGTAACTTGGACATCGACTGTGAAGTCACTGTGGAAGATGACGAAGCGCTCAAAGAGCTGCTGACCGATTACTTCCACCTGCCGGCGATCGTTCACATTGCGCTGTTGGAAGACGTGGCGATCAACGTGTTGTTGGCTGCCTCGGGCCGTCCGTTCATCTTGCGTTTTGATCCTGCGGAGTACATCCAGCAGAACCGTGAGATCATCGACGTCTGGTTGAAGCGTCTTTACTCGCTGCACCTGTTTGCGATGCACTGCACCAACAAGTACGACGACTACGTCAAGTCGTTTCCACACGACGACAATGACTCGGTTGTGGGTCTGAACTACGTCAGTCTGATCAAGCACCACCAGTTCCCGGTGATGATGTCGGGCGTGCAGGAATCGGACTACAGCTGGAACGCGACGCTGTTCAACAAATACGTCTTCGCGGGCTCCAACCTGTTCTCCTTCTTCGCGGTGCAAGAGAACCCTCTGTTTTCAATCGTCATGGCGATGCAGAAACCCGAGCACCACAAAGAGTTCGTGTACCAGCTGGACAAGTCCCAGGAAGCAGCTACTGGCTTATTGAAGGGGTTACCGCATGTACCATCTGTTTAGCGACGTCTACGTCGAATCAGAACGTCTGATCGACCGTAGCAAAGACACGATCACCATTTCTCCACAGATCGGATTCGAGCACGTTGTGCAAGAGTCCGTTCAACCTGGTACCCAGTTGGGTTACGCCACTTCGTTGGAGCAGTTGGATGCCGATGGCTTCTCTGCGCTCTTCGGGAAGGCCTACAACCACGACAACAAGGTCATGGTGTACTGCGACGGCCCAACCTACTTGCGGCTCTACACGCTGCTTGTGAAGGCCCTGTTGCCGAACCTTGACCTGGACACCTTCAAGTGGATCATGCTCTGCAAGAAGGCCACGTTCAACATGCTGCTGAGTAACATCGGCGGTCCAGCGACGGACGTGTTGAGTACAGTTGTGATCAACAGCAAGACCATCGAAGCGATGTTTGACTTTGATGATCCGTTTGCTGATGCGATGCGTGAGCTGACCTTGATCGATCCGGACAAGCTCTCGTTGGAATGGCGTATCCTGCGCCTGATCACCTGCAAGCGGGTCGGTCGTATTCCTCGTGACCTGAGCAACATCCTGCGTCGCATTGCGTTGGCCAACACCCACGACGTCTTGGACGTCTGGGGCCGGATCTTGGCTGACCCAGAACACTGGGACTTCGCCGGCTGCGATAAAGACACCCTGCTCAATGCAGACACGGTGTTTGAAGGTTGCCTGAACCTGCCGTTCATCGGTAGCAAGATGTTCCTGAAGCCTGGTCTGTTCGACACCTACCCGTCCGACGATTGGTTGAAGGCGCTGTTGACCGAGATCATCCCGGTACTGGAACGTTGTGATGAAGGTCCAACGGCTGGTCGTACCAAGCTGATCCTGCATCTGATGTTCGAGCAAGTCAACCTGTACAACCCAGAAGTCTGTCTGGAACGCGTGATGACCATGTTCCACGGTCCGAAGCGTCTGGCACTTCCAAACCGTGATGCCGGCAAGTACGACGAAAACTTGATCCGGTTCATCTTGAGTACTGATGCAGCACCATTGAAGGTCTGCGTCGAAGGAGCTGAATGGTGAGTCTTTCCCTTATCCCGCTGATGAATATCTTAGACGATAAGAAGGGGCCTCTCAAAGAAGCCCATCTGATCCTCTTTGAGCGCTGCAACATGCGCTGTTCGTTTTGTCACCAAGACCACGACTCAACAGTCGGGATGAGGGGCCTAGACATCATCGACAAAGTGGACACGTTCTTGAAGGCGTCCAACCCTAATGATCCGTACGTGGTGAACATCACTGGCGGCGAGTTGTTCATGGACGATATTCCTGACGAGCTGTTCGACTACTACTACATGGCTGGCAAGGCGATCCTGCAAAGCTTCAAGGACGTCAAGTTGGTCTTTGGTACGAACCTGGTCTACACGAACACCAAACGTGTCAAGCGGCTGATGCACCGGCTGATGCCGTTCGGTCGCGTCTATTTAGCCACGTCCTACGATCCTGCGGGTCGGTTCAACGCAGAGCAGCGTAAGCAGTTCTTCGTCAACCTCTTCGAATTTGAAGAGTACGTGGACACGGTGAACGTGGTGATCACTCGTCAGAACATCGATGTGTTCTTGAAGGGGCAAGAAGGGCCTGAGTTCGATGTCATGTGCGCAGGCTTCAATGTCTACTTCGACCACTACATCCCCAGTGAACGGTTCGAAGAGCACCAGCCTACAGAGCACGCAATCAGTGACCTGTACCTGAGGCTCAACGAGCGTTACCCAGACTCCTATCCCATCAAGGCATGGAAGGAGCAACAGTTCAACGCCACCACTTGTCGTTCCACGAAGATCATCAACAAAGATGGTGTCGTGACAACGTGCTGGTCTGAAGCTGGGAAGGATGCCATCCTGGATGAAGGTGAAGGTCTGTTGGCTAAGCAAGCGGCAGAGGATCGGTTCCTTGAGAAGTACAACTGTTTGGCGTGTGAGTATTACACGCGGTGTGGTTTACGTTGCTTCCTCCATCATTCGTTTGTGGATGACGGCAATAGCGAATGTCAGATTAAAATAATGTTTGACAAGATCTTGTGACCGATCAGGACTAGGGGTTTCCCTAGTCCTCTTTATCTATTAACTGAGTAGCTGCCATGAATCAAATTGAGATGACTGCGGACGGATACGAAGAAGCTGTAGAATGGTTGAACGCTAACGGACATTCGTCTGAGCTGGACAGTGACCGTAAGCCTATGGACGGTTACACCATCATCTCCCTTGCCAACCACTTAAGGAATGCAGCCTGTGGATCTCATCATCAAGCCAACGGTCAAGTGCAACTTCAAGTGCACGTTCTGTAGCAGCACCCACCTCTCTGACACAGCCACCGACATCGTTGAGCTGTCTGAGATCGAAGCGTTCATCAAACGTTTCCCGAATACCAACACGATCATCGTCAATGGCGGTGATCCTCTCATGATGCCTGTGCAGTACTACTGGGACATGATTGAGATACTCGACCGTCTGGGTTCTGATGCGTCGATCTCGTTCACCAGCAACCTCTGGGGGTTCTACAAGAAGCCTTCCATGTGGACGGAGCTGTTCAAACATGAACGGTTGGGTGTCACGACCTCTTTCCAGTACGGCGACAAGCGTCTGAAGGGCGACGGCACTCCATTGACCGAAGATGAGTTCGTGGCGATCTCTGACATGTTCCTTGAACACGTCGGTTATCGTCCTGAGTTCATTGCGGTCATTGACAAGTCGAACGTGGACTCTGTCTTGGACACCGTGCGGCTGGCTAAACGACTGGGCGTAGACGCCAAAGTCAATTATGCCGTGGCCTCAGGTCCTGTGGTGAACAACCGCGGTACGTTGATGGGCAACCACGACACCATGTACACGCAGGCTGACATCTACGAACAGTACCTGAAGATCTACGATGCAGGCCTGATGCAGTGGGAGCACAACACCCGGCAGATGGTCAAACGGTTGCGTCACGGTTCCACGACCTGTCCACTGGCCCGTAACTGCGATGAAGGTATCCGGGCGTTGCAGCCGGGTGGTAACTACTTCTCGTGTGGCTCCTTTGGCGATGACATGGAGTACCCGATCGACTTCAAGCGGGAGATGGCTGGTGAGTTCTTCACCCCGCTTAAGGATCAGGAAGAACTGCACTCCATGAAAGAGAGCTGCAACATCTGCCCGATGTTCTCGATCTGTAACGGTTGCAAGAAGACCGTGGCGGACACGAAGCGGTTAGGGTTGGTAGAACACCACTGCAAGAAGATGAAGTCGTTGGCTCCCCGCATCATTGAACTCAATGGTCTGACGGGGTCGTTGATCCCTACGCCGTATGAAGATGAATCGGTCGGTCTGATTCCATTGAAGGTATTGTCGGTATGAAACCAAAGATTAACATCAGCCTGAACCCCTCGTACTACTGCAACTTCCGCTGTGGCTTCTGCTACCTCACTGAAAACCAACTGGGCGACACTACACGGTTGGATCTGGACAGACTCGGCGTCATGCTGGATCAGATCGCTGAGCACTACACCATCGAGCACGTAGACATCTACGGCGGTGAAGTGCTCTTGCTGCCGAAAGAATACCTGAAGCAGATGAAGTCCATTCTTCAGTCACGCGGTATCGACGATCTCGTACTGGTCACCAACCTGTCGATGGTCAATGAGATCGCGCTGGACACGGACTACGAACTGTCGGTGTCGTTTGACTTCGGTGCACGTGAGAAGCATGAGCAGGTATTGGGCAACATGTTCTTGCTGACCCGTCCGTTCAACATCCTGTCGTTGGCAGGACGTCAGTTCTTGGACACGGTCTCGGTGGACGAATACGTCAACACCATGAACATGATGACCAACCTGATGTGCGCTGAGATCAAACCGTACAGCAGCAACCAAGCCAACAACGAGGACGTCAAGTTCACTGAGTTCGAAGACTTCGTCTGGGGCGTCATCGACCACCCTGACCGTAACTTTGAATTCGAGAACGAACACCAACTGCGTGACGTGGTGGAAGACCGTACCCGTAATGCGTACAGCGACGACCACATCTACATCACGCCCGAAGGTAAGTTCGCTGTCTTGGACTTTGACAAGGACGACCGTGAGTTCTTTCTGCCAGTTGAGGGTGTAGCGGGGTATCAACAATGGTGCGTCGAAGAGAAGCGCCGTGTAGACAACAACCCTCACTGTAACGACTGTGCTTACAAAGGCGGTTGCCTCTCTGAACACTTGCGGGAAGTCAAGTCGGTAGAAGACTCCTGCAACGGGTTTCGTAATCTTATCCACAGGTGGGCCGGTTCATGAAAGTACAACATCGTCAGCGATTGGAAATCACCCTTGACATCTTCAGAGGGTGTAAGCACGCCTGTTCTGGGTGCATGATTGATAAAGTAATGGGTGGCGATGTTGATGACATCCCTGAGCTGTTCGCTCTGATCAAAGAGATGACAGATGTGGGGTACGTGGCCTTTGACTTGGGTGTCGGGCCTACGGACTACATGTCGTCTGAGAACACCGCGGAGGTCATGCAGAATCCGATCTTCCAGCAGATGGCTACTCACTTCCACCAAGTGACGTTCAACGCGGCCTTTCTTGAGAAGGACATGGATCAGTACGCCAAGATGTGTGCTGAGATTGATGAAGCGTTACCGGGCAGTCCGATTCGCTTCTTGATCCCTGCGTCCCCCACCTTCTTCAAGACCGAACGCTTCGGCAAGATGATCGAAGAGAAGCTGTCCTTCGTGAAAGCCAACCTGCAACAAGCGTACTTGAACGAAGCAGGCTTTGTGGTCAACTGCACAGCCGAGACGGTCACGGAAGATTTCGATGAGCAGATGAAGAAAGGCTTTGACGTTGAGTTCCCAGTGGACAAAGACGACATCCTCAACATCCCTTACGGTCGGGCCAAGAACAAGGACATGATGGTTGCGCAACACATCAAGCGGATCTCTCACCGGATCAGCGCGTTCTATTCAGACCTGAATGGCGTGGATGAACGTCGCCGTAACCCTGACCTCTGTTACGACACCGGAACAATGGTGAACCTGCTCTACACTGGGGGTAAGCTGTACTGGGTGCCTTTCCTTAAGGATGACTGTCCGTTCCTTGAGGACTCGTTCTCCATCCCACGCCCCTGGTCTATGGAGAACTTGCTAGCGACCCGCACAGCGGCTCTGGCGAAGGCCATGGACTACTTAAAGGACACCCCGTGCATGGAATGTCCGTACCTGAGTAGTTGCAGTGAGAAAGGCATCTCCAACATCATGGAGCACATGTCGATTAAGGACTGCTTGGTAGGACTTGAACATGCTCGATGATCTGGCGTTTAACATCACCCTTGAGATTCTTCAGGGGTGTGGCTTCAGTTGCACCGATTGTGCCATCGATAAGAACTTCACACCTGACCAACTACTCGACAACGACGTGTTGCCCATGCTGGACCTTGTAGATGGCATGCAAGAGCTGGGTTACAACCTCACTGAGTTCACCATTGGGCCGACGGATCTGATCTCGGCACGTAATGGACTGGCGATGTTGGATCACCCGCTCGTTGTAGGGCTGGCTGAGCGATACGATTCCTTGACGGTGAACCTTGCGTTACTCAGTGATGCAGGACTTGAGGAGTTTGCAGCGAAGATCAATGTACTGATGAAGGGTAAGGCGTTCCGAGTGGGTGTGCCCATGACCCTGAAGAACATTCAGAACCCTAAGTTTGTGGCGTTGGTGTTGGATCGCATTGCAACGATCAGGAAGGGTCTCCCGGATGTCGAGTTCAAGACCCTCTACTTGAACTTGCCGATGATTGGACAGACAGCTGCCCACTTTGATGGTGCCGCTAACGCGCTGGTCCAGTCACTGGACTTCGGGGTGCCCAAGTTGGTGGAGTTTACCTTCCCTCATTCCCGTAAAGACTTCAGTAACCTCATGGTGGCCGAGGAACTCAAGCGCGATCTGAACCTGTTCGCTACTGGGATCAACGAATGCAGTGATACGACGGACAACTATTACCTAGTGCCCCCGACTGATGACAGTTTTGAGGTCACCTACCGTAATGGGAACCTGTACTACACCCCGTTCTTGATCGAGAAGTTCCCGATCTTTGATGAACGTTTTGTGATTCCTAAGCCCTGGGGGAGCGAGGCAGTTATTTCATTCAAAGAGTGCCATTATTTTGATAACATGATTAAGTATATGGACGACCCTATCTGTAAGGGTTGCTGTTTCCTTGATCAGTGCGCCCGTGGCGGCATACATTCCGTGATGGACCAAGTTGGAGCAACCACATGCATCCTGAATATGAAGAACCGGTGGGATCTGGCACCCCGGCAGTAGAGTACTACGTCTTTGATGGTGTACCCATTCCTGATGAAGTCTACGAACAAGCCATGATCAGTGAGAACAAGGCGTACACCGAAGACCCTATCCTCACTGAGTTCATGTTGAGCCCTACGATGCGTCGGATGTTCTCCCGGCACAGCCAGTTCGATCGTACAGGGATCTGCTTGTCCTCGGTACACGTACACATCGGGTATCGTGGGTTAACGGCACACAGCCACGACTACGAGTTCCCCAACGTCCTTAGCGCGGTCATCTACCTAAATGACGGTACGGGTGCATTGGTCATCGACCCTGATGGAATCAACGTCGAGGTGCTGCCTAAAGCGGGGCGGCTGGTATTGATGTCCTCCAGTATCGTCCACGCTGTCAAACCTTCTGTCCAAGCTGAGCTGCGCGTTGCGCTGGTGGCCAACTATGAGTGATAAACCTTACAAGGAATACCAGCAGCTCTATCAGATGCTGGTGACCGAACATCCTGATGACTTTGCCAACATGGAGATCGTTGAAGAAGAAGAGCTGGTGCAGAACGCACTCAAGTACTTCGACCACGCGACCTTCCCCCTGATCTACCCGGCCAAAAGTTATGCCGTGGCGATTATCTACGCCTACAAGATCAAAGAGGTCTACGGTGTTCCTGTTCTTACTACCTTGGATGACCCGGATCTGTTCCTGGGCCAAGACCCTTACTTCGTCCCGTACTCAGCGGACAAAGAGACGTATACGGATATTATCGCACATCTCCAGGATCGACCAAACTTCCTCAACGAAGGATGGGCGCCCCAGACCGTGAAGTACTTCGAGGCTGAGTGTACTGCTGAAGGTATCGAGAAGTTACAAGAAGGGTTCGGACAATGAACATTATTCAACCATGGCAGATCCAGATCTTTCGCGCTAACCTGCTCGAGTTCATCCCAACGTTCGACCTCGCGCTGTTTGCTGAGGAAGTCTTTACGCTGAATCAGTTGGCGGGTGGTCAGGCCAAGACCCAAGATTTACTGGACCACGATCTGTTCCCACATATCTTGCACACCCGTGACCACACGATCCGTAACGTTTTACATCGGTGGGTCCGGGACACGTTCGACTTCGAGTTGAAGGAAGACATGTACGACGTGGAGACCAACGCCAAGTGGATTCCCGAAGGTGAGGGGCTCTATCCTCATGTGCATGCCTCTTCGGCGTTCTCGGTGATCGTGTACCCACAAGACTCTGAGTCTGCACTGGTATTCTTCGATCCTCGGGTTAACGCATGTCGTGGGTATCCAGCGGCGATCCGGGATAAGTTCTTCGCCAAACATGCCATCTCCCCTAAAGCTGGGGACATCTACATTTTCCCAAGTTACCTTCAGCACAGCGTTTCGTATGTGAAAGAAGACGTACGACTCTCTCTGCTGCATGAATACTACTTGCACAACACTCGCTGACTGAAGAGGTCATCATGGAAATTATTCAACCGTGGCAGATTAAAGTTGCCCGTATCAACATCGCTGAGCACGTAGACCTTGAAGGTCTGGCTGGCGAGATCCATCAGCTGCATTGTGCGTCGCCGCGTGAGTCCAAGACTCCGTACATCGTGACCCCTGAAGAGTTCCCGCTGATCTGTGAAGCCCGTGACGGTATCATTACCGAGAAGGCTAAAGAGTTCATCAAGGAAGCCTTCGGCGTTGATCCGCTTGAACTGGCGATTGACACCTTCGGTAAGTGGTTCCAGAAGGGCGAAGCGTTGGGCGGTCATTTGCATGGTAACTCCTGCGTGACCAGCGTCTTCTATCCGTACGAGTACGGCACTGGCATGACGTTGCAGGACCCTCGCTTGAATGCTCAGCGTGGTTACTCGCGTCGTATCCGTGACAATCACTTCGGTGATGTCTACGTCCAACCGAAAGCCGGTGACCTGTGGCTCGTCCCAAGTTACGTCCCGCACTACGTGCCTACGGTGAAGGACGATCTGCGGATCTCCCTCATCAACGACTTCCACTTCGTTTAAGGACTGATCATGTCTGAAGCAGATGAGCTTTACACTGGCGTAGATCGTGGCGAGTTCCTGATCGCCCGACTCGCCACCGCTGACGGTGTGTTCACGGAAGTCAACGCCCGCATCAAGAAGGTCTCGGTCTTCAACTTCGGTAGTCAGTATGCGTACGCGCTGATCGGCTACCAGATCGAGTACTGGCTCAAAGACGAGAAGGCTCCGTACGACGGCGGCACCCCACGTCTGTACCGTCCAGCCGGTCGTCCTGATTACACCACGTTGTACATGCGCATCAAGGTCAGCTCGACTGTCAAGATGCTGTACCTCGAAGATGCAATCATCAACGACTTCATCACCTCGAAGTCTCAGTTGAACTCGTTGTTCCTCGAGAGCTACGACGAAGCAGCGGCTCAGCAGATCACCAGCATGGGCGTCTATCGCCGGGTGAAGTCGACTGACGTGGAATACAAGAACTGTTTCCACACCACACGCTATGAGTCCTCCCCGACTGCTCCCCTGACGCTCACCGAGCAATGGATGTCGTACGTGGGTCGTGTCTACTTGACCGAAGGCGACGAAGAGGTGCGTTACATCCGTGACAAACCGTTCGTGAGCCTCAAGGACATGATTGACTCTGTGGTTGCTGACTTCACGGCATCCATCCCTACCTAAAAGGAGGCGGTATGTCCGTCGATCTGAAACAACTGCAAGCCGACCTGAAAAACATGGGTCTCTTGCCTGCTGAACCCGATGGCAAATGGGGTCCACAATCTCACGGTGCGTTCCTCAAGGCTCGTGCCCTGGTAGCCCGCTCCGATGCGTCGATCGCCAAGATGTCCGCTACGCTGCTCGGTCTTTGTAAAGCGACTGCATGGTCGGCTAAGCAGACTCCTCAGTTCGTCTCCCGTGTCAAAGACCTCGTAGCAGCTCTTGGGATGCCTCCTACGGGCGCAGACGATCTCATGGCGTGTATGGCATGGGAATCGGGTGAGTCCTTCTCTGCGGGCATCGTGAACAAGGCTGGCTCTGGTGCTACCGGTTTGATTCAGTTCATGCCGGGCACTGCGATCGTCTACTTCAACTCGGCTGCTGAGATCGCCAAGATGTCGGAGATCGAGAAGAAGGAAGCGGGTCTCAAAGCCTGCCGTACTTTGGCTGCCATGTCCGACGTGCAACAACTGGACTACGTCCTCAAGTACTTCCAGCCGTACAAAGGCAAGCTGAAGAACCTGGGTGATTTGTACATGTCCATTTTGTGGCCACTGGGTATCGGCAAAGACGACAGCTATGTGCTGTGGACTGCTGAAGGTCGCCCTACCACGTTCCGTCAGAACTCCGGTCTCGATGTGAACAAGGACGGCGCGATCACTCGTGCTGAGTGTCTGGTCAAGGTCAATGACAAGCTGGTCAAAGGCCTGCACCCAGACTTCCTGCGTGCTGCATAAACAAAGAAAAAAGAAGGCTACACCCACC